AGGCGCGTCAGGGTTTTCGCTGCGGAATAAATACTGCAATTCGCCGCCAATGCCCTGCCCTTGCATTTCAGCAACGACTTGCAATTCTGTGCTGTCGCCTCGATCCGTAATGTAGCCAACAACGTCTTGCTCACCAACATCAGGATTGTAAGCCGTCGCGTAATAGTCGCCGTCTGGGCTGCGGTGAAATGTAATATCGCCTCGCTCAGCAATAACATCAGAGTTACGCGGTAGCATACCATACATATCGCCCATCATCAGATTAGGCCGATCTTCTGCCGCAATCCTCTTGCCGCTTGGGTTCACGCGCGACAAGTAGCCCTCAAAGCCTTCTAATGGCTCAGACGATGCAGCGGATATTACACCTTCAGTCCACTGCGCCTCTCTGGGCGTATCTTCTGTCAGACGCGGCGGTGTCTCTCTGCGCTCGGCTGCCGTCATATCTCTACGGCTTTCAGCGTTACGCGCAGCAACTTCGCCCATGTTCTTTTGATACATAGCGAAAATGTCTTGGTTAGAAGGCGAACGACCCACTCTTGCGTCGTAGTCGCTGCGCAACTGCAAAAGCTCTGGGTCTGTTGTGTCTGGTCTATATTCAAACTGATTTAAACCAAGTTCACGCTCTCGCGCTTCCATGCGCTGCTCTAAATTATACAAGTCTATATTTTGCTGCTCTAATATCCGACTTGTAGCTTCTGATTGATTTGTGCCTCCAGAAAAGCCCTCACGATTAGCAACGGCATGATCTATTTCATGCAGCAAAACGCTTTCAACATCTCTGCGTGTTGGCCCATATGCACGCATTTCCTCTTCAATATCAACAAAACCCTCAGATGAACGATCTTGGTACGGCTGCCAACCGCCGTAAGGTGTGGGATTGTCGCCTGTCTGCGTTAGTAGGCCGCGTAATTCGGGATACGCCGCAAACAATTCGTCATGCCTTATAACGTCACCTAAGCCCGCCGCGCGATTTAGTTGATATTCAGGCAACCTATTGGGGTCTGGTATAAATTCAATCTTGTCGTCAGGTATCTCAAACCGCCATTGGTTGTCAGCGCCTTTGAACCATCCAGTTTCTTTGTAAATTTCATCAGGATCACGACGCCGAGCAGATAGCTCTTTGGCTTTCTTTAACGCGTCTAAATCAGCGGTTTTAGCTTTCGGGCCAGCAAAAATGCGAGTTGTTGTGGGGTCATAATCAAGGACGCCACGACCCGCCGCCGCAGCAGTGCCGCCCATAACTGCCCCAGCAGTACCAAACGCCTCGCCAACCATATCCTCTTGCGGAATTAGCCCTTGTGACGCTGCACGAGGAGCATCAACGCCACGCACAATCGGTTCAAGCAATCCCGCAATCAAAGGCATAACACCCTCATAACGCAGCGTGTCAGTCCCCATCACAGGCTCTTTTGACAGCAAACCACCCAAGACAGGCCGACGCCCCTGATCTTGCAGCATCTGATCGCGCTCACGCATGTATTCAAACAAACCAGAAGCTAAGCCACCAAAAGCAGTTTCTTCTCGTGCGCGTCTAAGCTCTTCTGCCGTCGCCATCTAACAATCCCATGCCTTGCGCGACCAGTAGTTGGCGCTCAGTTTACTCGATTTGCCCTTAATACCACCAGACCGTGCGCAATACGACTTCTTACGCCCTGGCTGATCTTTCTTAATGCTCATATTCGGATCGCCAAAGTTAATCTTGCGCACTTGATCGCCCTCAACCGCCAGAACTTCAAACTTCTTAGGCCCACCACGGCGCGGCTTGTTGATCGCCGTAAAGCCGTGGCGCTTCTTGGCGGCTGCAATCTTTTCTGCGCGTGTCTTTGGCATTTATCCACCCATCGCTGCAACGTAATCGGGCATGTATCTTGTAATATTAGCCGCTGACGGCTCAAGACCGCGAGACCGCAAATAATCACGAATCGTCATTGGGCTTGTAACTGTTGGCGTAGGGGCGGGCGGGGCAGTTACGTCAAAACCACCACCCACACCATAAGGATTAACCATACTTAACGGCGCAGTCACGTCAAAGCCGCCCCCAACACCATACGGATTAACCCTTTGTGGAGGTGCAGTCACATCAAAACCGCCACCTACGCTGTAGGGATTTGTTTGCACAGGCGGGGCAGTCACATCAAAACCACCGCCAACTGCATATGGATTTACTAGCGTAACTGTAGACCTATCACCACCCGCCGCATCAATCACACCGCCACCAGTCGGCGCAGGCGCAGCAGGTGCTTGGCTGAACGGAACAGTATCACCACCTCGATACGCCTCCATAGGCATAAACGCACGAGGCCGATCCTGACCATAAGGCGAAACACCCGCAGCATTCAGCAAACCACCCGCCAAACGAGCCGTGCCAAAACCACCCTCAAAAGTAGGCCCAGCAGCATTCGCACCGCCGCCGTTAATCATATCAATATACCAAGGAACATAATCCCCAGTATTCTGATCGTAATATCCATAAAAGCTGTCAGGCGCATTTGCCTTCTGCATCTTCTTGTAATCGGCAGACCCCTTCTTCGCCATAGGATTGACAGACTTGCCGCCGCCCTTGCCACTCGCAGCAGGAGCATTATTATCTCCACCGCCAGAATTAGCAGCCGCAACGATCTTGCTAAATTCCTCGTCCTTCGGACGCAACTTCGGTCTAATAGCCATTACGTCTTAGCCTTCTTCGGTTTCTTGGCAGTCTTAGCAGCAGCCTTAAACGCCTTGGCAGTCGGCGCTCCCTTGCTGCCCGGTTTGCGCATCTTTTCGCCAGAGCCAGCAGCAATGCGTTTGCGCTTAGCGTGTATGTTCGCATACAGACCCTTTTTAGCTCCAGGCATCACTTCATCCGCGTTTTCATCTTGCAACGACCCGCACGAGCGCACTCTTTCGGATTGGGGCAGCCCTTGCAAGGCTTGAACTTCGGAGCAGCCGCCATTTTCTTCATGCCGCCCATCTTTTTACCATATGCCATAAAAACCTCCTATGTTGCCACGACCATATCACACTACGCAATTCCGCGCAAATTCCTTCTAATCTCACCACGCCAAGACGTCATAGGCCCAGACAGCGCCATCGCCGCATCAGACGCCATCGTCAAACAAACAGCATCCGCTAAGTCAGGCGACCTCAAACCACGACGCCGCATCTGATCCTTACTCTCAGCCGCCATCTTGCCAGACGACGTGAACGAATACCGAATACCAGTCAGATCAGCCAACAACTCATCATCTTGCGGCAACTTACACCCTCGATCCTCCAGCCAAGCTTTCGTCTTAAACCACAATTCAGTCCTCAAATTATTATACGTCTCACCCATACTCGGACTTTCAGCCACATTCACACCCCTCACAGGCGCTCCCAGCTCACGCAAACGATCAACAACGCCAGAACCCACGCCAATGCTGTCAACCAATATCTCTGACGGCCTACTGCTCGGGTTCAAAGCCTCATACTCCGCCATCACTCGACCAACTGTCTGCATCAAGTCCAATCCACGCCAGCTCTTTATTTCAGTAATCACCGACCCAACTCTCTTGCAAAACGCCGTCCGATCAGACCCAAAACGCGCAGGGTCAACAGCCCAGACAGGCCGACGCTCATCATCCAAATCAATATCCCGGTTCATCGCAGCATCAACCAAATGAAACGGTATAATCGTGTCGTCATCAGCTAATGGAAACTCACCCAAAACACGAATACGAAACGCATTGCTCTCCTCCCCATACCGCTCACGCATCTCGTCAACGAACTCATCCGACACCAACGGACTGTCAACGCAGCTCCAACGCTGCGTCCACCAGCTCCCCGCCATCCGCGTCTGGCTCTCATAAAACGTCCCAGTCGAGCGCGTCGGGTTGCTAAGCAAGATTGTCGTAGCATTGTGACCCGACATACTACCAGCAGCAGCCTCAAACACCTTCTCAGGCACACCAGACGCCTCATCCACAACCAACAAAACATTATCGCTGTGTACACCCGCCAAAGCCTCGGGCGTCTCAGCACGCGACGTTCTGGCAGATATAAACATCTCAGACGGCGCAGCCGCCAACTCAACACGATCACTCTTAACCGTCAGCAAATCCTGTATAGGCTTCGGCAACTCACCAATCCAACGTTTCAACTCAGCAAACAAAGCATCAAAAAGCTGACCACTCGTCGGAGCCGTCACAACAACCTTATTAGGAAAACGCATCAGCAAATACCACAGCATCGCCCACGAGGCAGACGTGGACTTACCAGTACCATGACCTGACCGAATACTAATCTTCCGCTCACCGCTCGATATAGCCTCCAAAAACTCCGCCTGATAAGCCAAAGGCTCAGCACCCAAAACCTCCCTCACGAACAGAACAGGGTCATCCATGTACTGTAACGTAAACTCCTCAAACGGATTGGCCTCACTCATCGCTAATAACCCTCATCTCTCGATCACGATCCTCTGCCATCAATGCCTGGCGATCTACGCTGATCTTGCGCAACGCATCCAAATGCAAATCACCCAAATTCAACGTAATCTCAGTCTTCGGCCCAGACCCATAACGATCCCTGTTCAATCCCGCAGCCATAGCCCTCCGAATGTTAATCTGCTCACGAACCGCAGAAATCTGCGCCTGACTGCTGTTCGCACCCAAAGCATCCGCACGATCCATGCTATCCTCCATCAACGCATCCGCAGCCTCCGTCTGAGCCTTGTCCAACGCAGCAGCATACTCAGGAACCTCACGCAACGTCTTGCTTAAATAAGACCGACTGCAATCCCACTCCTCACGCGCCCAAACCAAAATTGACTTGCCCGACGCAATCACGTCAAAAACATGATCCGCACCGCCATTCTTAGCCACATCAGCAAGTATTCTCTTCTTTAACGCTTTTCCCGCCATATCGCCTCGCTTTCTCAATTTTTAAAATTTTAGACGATGCTAGCAGTTCTGGCAATAGGGGGGAGGGGGGGCTGTTGTGGCAGTCGTGTCTGCGTTTTTCTACACACACACGCCCCCCTGTTGCGCGGCGGCGGGGGGGGTCA